AAGTGGACATCTACCCAATTCCTGATGGTGTTTATCAGCTTAGGTTTAATTGTGTCATTCGTCCTGTTCCTCTTGTGCTAGATGCTGATGTCATTGTCATTCCTCACCAGCCTGTCTTCTTGTTGGCTGTCTCTAAAGCCATTGAGGAACGTGGAGAAGACGGAGGAACAACAAGCATCAATGCTTTCCAAGCAAGCAGAAACTCGTTGGCTGATGAAATTGCTTATGATGCTGCTCGTCACCCAGAAGAAACTATTTGGTATACGACATGAAAGAACTTGTTAGCGCAACAGTTGCTGCTCCAGGCTTCTATGGGCTTAACACCCAAGAGAGTGGAGCATTGCTGTCTGACGGGTTTGCCCTTCGTGCTTCCAATTGTGTCATTGATAAGTATGGACGTTTAGGGGCTCGTAAAGGCTGGCTAATGAGGACAACTTCTGGCAGCAGTGTCCTTTCTGGACAGCCAATTAGAAGCATCTTTGAATATTTAAATGCCAATGGAGACATTGACTACATTAGTGCTGGAAATAATAAACTATTTCTTAATGGCATTGGAGGAGCATTAACAGACATCACTCCTACTATGACCATTACAGCTAGTAATTGGCAAATGTCTTCTTTGTATGACCATTGTGTAATAGTACAACAAGGACATGAACCTGTAATATTTTCTAGACACACTGGTTCTCCTGTTTGCTCCCTCCTAATAAACCATACAGCCCATTCTGGTTCTTTTTCTTCTCCTATATTTGGCACAGGTGTAGATAATGGGCCAAATTGTATTCTTGCTGCTTATGGACGTTTATGGACAGCTAGAAGTAATAACAACAAAACCACTATTTGGTGGAGCACAGATATTGCTGATGTAAACTTCCCCACTTTTAACACAGGAGGAAGCAGCACGGCTGGTAGTATGAATATCAATGCTAAGCTTCCTAACAATGCTGATGAAATTGTAGGACTTGCTGCACATAATGGGTACATTGTCGTATTCTTAAGACAAAACATTGTCATTCTTAGAGGAGGAGATGACAACTTTAGCAACCCAGCTTCTATGTTTGTTCAGGACGTTATTCCCGGTGTAGGCTGTATAGCTAGAGATAGCATTCAGAAAACAGGTAATGACATTTTGTTTCTTTCTGCTTCTGGTGTTAGAAGCCTTGGGCGTACAGTGCAGGAAAAGAGTATGCCAATGACAGACATCTCTAAGAATGTAAGGGATGACTTGTATGCTTATATGGCTAACACTTCTCCTAATGAAATTAGAAGTTGTTTCTCTGAAAAGAATGCTTTCTATCTGTTAAGCTTTCCAAGCACCACCACTCCTGTTGTCTTTTGTTTTGACATGAGAGCCCCTTTACAGGATGCTTCTGCTCGTGTTACAACATGGGATAGCTATCAAGCATATGCTCTATCAGCTAACAGGAATGGCTCTTTGTACATTGGAAAGCCTAATGGCATTGGTGAATATTATGGCTATACAGATAATGGGACAGGCTATCCATTCATCTATTATACCACCTATTTTGATTTTGGACAAAGCACAACAAACAAAATTGTAAAGAAGGTGGGCATTGTTATGATTGGCGGTGGAGGACAAAGCATTGTTCTTAAGCTGGGCTTTGATTATGCAGATGCATATGAAAGCTTTGCCACCACCTTAAGCACTAAAACTCCTGCTGAATATAACATAGCTGAATACAACATAGCAGAATATTCTTCTGGTGTTTTTGTTGACACCGTTAACACCCCTCTTGGTGGACAAGGCAAAGTGGTACAGATGGGCTTTGAGGCTACAGTTAATGGAGCTCCTCTAAGCATTCAAAAGATGGACATATTTACTAAACTAGGACGGAGTTACTAATGAGTGACTATACTAAACTAACCAACTTTGCTGTTAAAGATGGCTACACTACAGGCAATCCAGCAAAGGTGATTAAGGGAACAGAGATTGATGACGAGCTCAATTCAATTTCTACTGCCATAGCAACCAAGCTAGACAACAGTGATTTAACAAGCATTCTAAATTCTGTCTACCCTGTTGGTTCTATTTACACCAATGCTGGTGTTGCTACCAATCCGGGAGCATTGCTTGGCTTTGGTACATGGACAGCCTTTGGTGCTGGTAGGGTGTTGATTGGTGATGGAAGTGGCTTTAGTGCTGGAGCTACAGGCGGCTCTGCCGATGCGGTTGTTGTGAGTCACACGCACTCAGCTTCTACAAACACAACTGGAGCACATACACATGATGTTATGTCTTGGGTGGGCACTAGTGGTTTGGCTAATGGTTCTTGGTATAGCGGAGAAATTTCCATCTCTGCCGGTAACAGAACAACAACAACCGCAGGAGACCATAGCCATACAGTGAGTGTATCAACTACTGGCTCTTCTGGCACTAATGCCAACTTGCAGCCGTACATTGTTGTATATATGTGGCAGCGTACAGCATGAACATTGAACATCATTTCTCTAGTGGTGTGTATGCTAAACAGACAATGCTTCCAAAGGGAAGCTTTGCTGTACAACATAAACACAAACATAGCCACCTTTCCATCCTTGCTTCTGGGCGTGTTCTTGTATGTGTAGATGAGGAAGAAAAAGAATATGTAGCCCCTGCTTGTATAACAATTGAAGCAGGTAAAAATCATGGAGTGGAAGCTCTTGAAGATAGTGTTTGGTTTTGTATTCACGCAACTGATGAAACAGATATTAACAAAGTCGATCAAGTAGTGATCGCAAAAGGAGACTAATATGCCTTGGATTGGAGCAGCAATTGGCGCAGGCGCAGGTTTGATTAGTGGAAGTATGGCACAAAGTTCTGCTAATAGAGCAGCAGAAGCTCAACTTGAAGCAGCACGAATGGCAGCAGATGCTGCTAAGTTTAGGCCATACAGTGTCACCTCTGGCTTTGGCAAAAGCTATTTTGATACGGATAAGCAGACAGCAGGGTATGAGCTAGACCCTCGTTTAGCTGCCTTTAGAGATCAGCTATACGGCTTGTCCTCTCAAACTCTAGGGGGCATTGGCACTCCAGAGCAAGAGGCTCAGAAATATTATCAACAGCAAATGGGCTTGCTTGCTCCCACTCGTTTGCAAGAGGACATTGCTGCTAGACAAGCAGCCCTCGGAAGTGGACGCATTGGCCTTGGTGTTTCTCCTGGCATGGTGGGGGCTGGAGAAGCTGCTGGCTTGGTGAACCCAGATGAATACGCTAGGCAGCTTGCAAGAGAACGAGTGAATGCTCAGCTTGCAGCAGAGAGCAGCATACAAGGACAGAATGTCATTGATAAGCTCATTGCTAGAGGAACAGGTTTGTTCTCCTCTGGTGCTGGTGTTGAACAGCTAGGCATGGGAGCCCTTACAACAGGGGCTAACATTGGTAAAGCAGGCGTACAAGCAGGACTAGGACAAGCAAGTGCTTTGTTGCAGGGAGGCATGGGTGCTGCACAAAGCAACCTTGCTGGTGGTTTGTCTCAGGCTAATATGCTACAGCGTAGTGGCTTGTCTTTAAGTGGTATGTTTGCTAATAAACCTATAAATGCTTTACAAGCTGCTTTTTCTAATACTGGTTTAGGAAGCTCTGGTTTTGGTACTGGTCTTGCATATGGTAATCAAGACTTAGGCTTATTCCTTTAAGGAGAAACTAAATGGCTAGTGATGTTATGTCTTTATTTAATATGCCCACTCAGCAACAACTGGGGCAGCAATATCTAGAAGGAATGCTCACATCTCCTCAGCAGATGGGGGCTCAAGGGCTTTTGCAGCAAGTGGTTTCTCTTGGCGGCAATGCTGGTGCTATGCTTGGCTATGGTGCTGGACGCTTGATGGGAGGAATGACGGCTGATGAGGTGAGGGCTAAGGGCATTGATGATGCTATGCGTACCGTGCAAGGGCTTGGGCTTACAAGCGATGCAGAAATGTATGGAGCTTTGTCTAAAGAGCTTGCTAACAGGGGGCTCACACAAGATGCATTGAAGGCTCGTAATGCTGGCTTGGAAGCTAGGAAAGCTGAAGAAGCAATTAAGTATCAACAAGGCCGTCTTGGTATTGCTCAAGAAGAGCTTAAGATTTCTAAAGACAGGGCACAAAGAGAGGCTGAAAAAGCACCTGTAGAATTAGAGGCTCTCAGAGGTCAAATTGCAGAAAGAGCAGACAAGCTCAAAAGCTATGAACAGAAAATTCAAGAGAACGCTGCAATTATGGAAACAGCCCCTCAAGATTCTCAAGAATATAAAGAAGCAATGGCTAAGTATTTAGCAGCTGCAAGAGACCTTGAACAAGACAGACAAAAGCAAGCCCTTGAAATGCGTAGAGTACAGGCTCTTGAAATGCAAGCTCAAGCATCTCTAAAGACAGCTCAAGCATCTCAAGCTAGAGCAATACAAGACGCTATAAGTGGAAAGATAACAATGCCTATTGCTGATATAACGGGAAGGGTTACAAATGTTCCTATTGGTATTCCAGTAAAGAATGGAAAAATTATGGGAGCCGGTACTGGTAAGACATATACACAAGACGAGTGGGACAGCAATGGAATGCTTGCTGAGGAAGCGGCTGTTAGAAAGAAACTAATGCCTTCAACCCCTACTCCTGCTGCACCAAAGTCAGAACAAAAAGGCCCACCAACTAAACCACTTTCAGCTTTTGATATGTCCTTAGGAACGGCTCCTTAATATGGCAGAGATTCTTTCTCCAGAAGAGCAAAGCACAGCCCTTCAAGAATCGTTTGATCTTGTAGGTGCGCTTAAGGCTGGGCATTCTAAAGAGGCTATAGCTTCCTATCTCGCAGAAAAGAATAAATTTAACATTCAAGGAGCTAAAGAAGAAGGCTATACAGATGAGCAAATTATTGCTCACCTCCTTAAAGGAGGAGCATCTAAAGCTTTTGGACAGGAGTTTATTAGACAACTAGGAAGCTCTGCTCAAGGTATTGGACAAATTACTGGGATTGCTGATAATGCTCAGATAAGAGCAGAGAAAGAAGCTTCTGATATTTATGGGTCTCTCTATCCTAAAACATCTATAGCTGGTAGCTTTGCAGGAGCTATTCTAGATCCTGTTGCTCTTCCTACTGGTGCTGTTGCTCCTCTTAAAGCAGCAACTCTTACAGGAACTCTTGCTAAACAAGGAGCAGCTCAGGGAGCTTTTGGTGGTCTATTAGAACCCATCACTAAAGAAGGGGCAGACACTGGTTTATTTAATGCAGACAGAGCCCTTAATGCTATCATAGGAACTGCTGGAGGAGCAGCCATTGGTGGGGGCGCTGGTGCTCTAATTCAAAGGCTAACACGAAAGCCTGCTGTCCCAGAGGTTGCCCCTAAGACAGCAGCAGAGCGCATTGCTGATGAGCTGGCTGCTGGTGAGACAGCGTCTGTTGTAAGAGCTGCTGATGAGACTGCTCCTGTAACACGAGCTGCTGATGAAGCTGTACCCCAAACAATTGAAACCCCTGCCTACCTAAGAAGGACAGAAGGTAGAGGCGTTGAAGGACTTGAGGGAACTAGTGCTGTTAAACAGCTAGAAGATAGGCTTGTTAAAACTGAAGCTGATATTGCTAGAGCAGAAGAACGCTTGTTTGAGGTGCAACAACAGCCTAGAGAAAGACAACAGGCTGCATTGCTTACAAGGGGTGAAGGAGAAACTCCTCAAAGCATGGGTCTTGTTGAGCGTATGCCGGGAGAGCAGCCAAGACAAACTGCTGCCTTGCTTAGAGCAGCCCCTCAAGAGCCAGCTATAGCAGGTAGAGCTGCCCCTCAAGAAGCTAAGCTCACCAGTGCAGAAGACTATCTCAAAAGAATTATTGCAGAGAAGACAGCAGAAGCTGACCAAATTAAAGCCTTGCTTGCTAGACAGAAACAAGCAGCTCAGTTTCCAATAGCAACAAAAGCAGAAGCTATGGCTCCTGATGCTGCTGCCATTGCTGCTAGGGATGCTCGTATTGCTGCTGTAATGCAAAGAACAGGCAGAGCCCCTGAGCCTACTCCTGTTCCTTCCGCTGTTGTAGCTAAAGAAGCAGACATTCCTCCTGTAAAAGAAACAACAGGAGAAGCTCCTCTCACTCCTGCTCAACAGGCTCGGGTTGCTAATATTCAGAAGACGCTAGATGAGAATGGCTTTAAGACAGTTGATGAGGCTGTAGCTGCCACAGCTAAGACAGCAGAGGAAAGAGCTGCTGCACAAGCTCGTATAGATGCAGGACAGAGCCCAACTCCTGAGCAGCTTGTTAGAAACCCAAGTGCTTTTAACTTAGGCTTTGGTAAGCAAACTGCTGGCGCGGCTCAAACTCCTAAAGAGCTTGTGTATGCAGAAGATGTTCCTTTTAAAACACAAGTTGAAAAAGTTCTAAGTAAATGGCAACCTAGAAAGGTGACAGTTGGTAAAGTGTTAGATCAAGAATCTACTAACATTGTTAATAGAGTTACGCAAGCTCTGGGTGAAACAGGGAAAACATTAAGAGGAATAGGTAAAGGCCCAATGAGTGCTGAGAATTTTCCAACAAGGGCTGCTGCTGGTGAAGCTTCTATATTAAAAGAACACGCTGACTTAATTGATTTTGTTTTAAAGAATCCAAAGAATGAATGGACATCAGATCAAATTGCAGCAGTTGCCCCTCAGTTTTATGAGAGCTTGGCTTTTGTTAAAAACACTTTAAAAGAATATAACCTGTTAAGGGAAGCAGGCAAAATGACAGATGAGATAAAGACAAACATAATGGCTGCAACTCAAATGCATTTAGGTGTTATTAACATCTTTCAAGGACAACGATCAAAAGCATCAGCAAAAATGAATGCTCTTCGTCATGCTAAAGACATGGTGATGAAGGGAGAAAAAATTGGAGGGTATGCCACTCCCGGTGCTGGTTGTAATTAAAGGAATAAAATGAAAATAGGTTCTTATTCACCCGCTTGTAATACATGGTTTGACACTCTTGCCGATAAGCAGGCACAAGTAGACAACATCTTATCTGACTTACCTGCTAATAAAAAAGATGAGGCAATGACCTCAATTATAAATTCAATGTCTAAGCAACCGGGAAAGGCTGGCTTAATAGCATCTGAATTTATTATCAATGGCTATCTTTCTGGCCCAGCAACGCCTGCTGTTAATGCAATTTCAGCGTTAACACAAATGATTATTCAACCCGTCATTAGAACAGTTGAAGCTTTTATGCCAAGTGCTGCTACAAAAGTTAAAACAGTGGGGCCAGAGGGTACAGCGGTTTATTCTCAAGCAGAGAAAAAATATGCAGGAGAAGGGCTGGCAATGATTAGGGGCATTATGCAGGGCTTTGGAGAAGCTATGGCTTTTGCCAAATCAGGTTGGGTTACTGGCAGACCTCTTGATGTTAATATGCACCCTAAAGCATGGGGCATGACTGAAGGACAGTTTAGAAAATTTGTTAACGAGAATTATCTGCCAGAAGAAAGAGCAGAGATATTGAAGACGCAGCTTTATGACTATGCTCAGAAACAAATTCCCGGTACAGTTGGAGATGCCATTCGTCTTCCAACTAAGGTTGGCATCTTTATTGACGAGTTTAATAAAGCCATCTTTAGACGCATGGAATACAATGCATTAGCTTATAGAAAAGCTGCTGACATTGCAAGTAAAACAGGAGAAGACTCTAATGCAATTTATAACAAACTAATTGCAGATAGATTCACTGTAGAAAACTGGCAAAGTAAAATAAAAGAAAACCTTGGAGTAACTAAGTTTACAGATGTTCAAGCATTTGCTAAAGAAAATGTTTTCCAAGAAAAGCTTACAGGATTTGCAGCAACAATTGCTAATGCACGAGCAGAACATCCTTGGAGTGTGCTCATTGTTCCCTTTGTTAAAACCCCTTACAACATCCTTAAAGAAGGCGTAAGCTACATTCCTGGCACTGCTCCACTTATTAAAAAAGAAATTAGAGATTCTGGTAAGTTTGAGTTTGCTTTAAAAATGCCAGAGCAAAGAAGCAAACTATTAGCTAAACAAGCTATTGGTCTTGGTGCTGCTGTCTACCTAACAAGCCTAGCAAACCAAGGACTAATCACTGGTTCAGAGCCTAAAGATGGAAGACCTCCTTTTAGTATAAAGGTTGGAGATAGCTGGGTGAGCTATCAAAAGATTGAACCATTAGCTACTGTGTTTGGTATGACTGCTGATGCGGTTAAAATTATCAATGACTATCGTGATAATAAAAACCCAGATAAGAATGCTAAAGAATACCTATCAGCATACGCTGAAGCTATTAAGAATAACATCTTTGAGAAAAGCTTTATGGAAGGATTGTCTAAAGCAATCTTTGCTATGACAGATGCTGAGCGTCACGGTGAGGCTTTCTTAACTAGCTATGCTAATGCAATTGTACCAGCAATATCTGCAACCACTGCTCGTCTTTCTGACAAGTATGAGCGTGAGTCTACCACTTTCCTTGAGAGAGCACAAAGCAGAATACCGGGACTAAGAGAGAACCTGCCAATTAAGTATAAGATGACAGGTGGCCCAGAGGAGCCTAGTGTTTCTAATGCTTTAATTGGAATTAAAACAGTAACTCCTACATCAGTTGAACAAACTTTGTCTTCACTAAATGTAGACATTGCTCCTTCTCCTAAGAAGCTTAAAGGAGTGGAGCTAACAACAGAACAATATTCTAGGCTTAAGGAATTGTCTGGAACTTTGATTGCTCAAGAAGTTGAAAGGCTTAAAAATAATCCTAGATTTATGGAGCAGGACAAGTATAAAAAAGAAGTGGATATGGATAAAGCTATAAGCCGTGCTAAGAAAACAGCAGGA